GCTCTTAATGCTGATGGTAGTCAAACAGTCACGGCCTTAATGAGACTCAAGCATGAGCCAAATAAAGACCCACGAACTTTGATGGAGTTGTGTGGATACGATCCTGATAAGTTCGAGATGGTCTTAGGCGACTACAAAGTGTATGAGCAGCATAGTACCGAAGACGGCACAGTTCCGCAGTATAGCATTCATATTCGCGTAAAGCCGAAACAAGGCTTATCGATAAATGAAATGGCTGAAGCGTTCAACGACAAAATCATTCCGGTCAATTACGGCATGAAGAAATCGGGCGATCGCAACTTAGTCATCCCATTGCCTGACCTGCATTTTGGCTGGACAACATTCGCCGATCTAAAAGACATGGTGAGCCAACTTAGAGAGATCATCATGGACGGCTACAACGAGATTGTGATCGAGCAATTGGGAGATCTATTCCATAGTGATCAGATTCATGTAACACAAACGGTTAGAGGAACGCAACTAGATCACGCAAACATGCGTCAGGCATTCCATGATGCTGTGAAGTTGTTTGATCAGATTATTCCGCTGGCAATTGAATATAGCAATCACGTCTCAATCAAGAGCGTGTTCGGTAACCATTCAGGTGATCTCGAATACGCTTTTCTTTATGCACTGATAGATCGCTATCCACAAGTACACGTTGATCTCAATGACAGTAATCCGGCAACCGACTGGCGCTGTGCATACTTGCTAGGGCATGTTGGCATTATGCTCGCCCACGGAGATGTAGCCAAGGACAAGCTGACAGGGCTTTTTCCATTTGAGTACAAAAAGATATTCAATATGGCAAAAACTTACGAACTTCACTCAGGCCACTATCATAGCGAGCGGTTTAAAGATGATCGTGGCATTATGTGGCGCCAGCTTGGGACGGCAAAGCCAAATGATCCCTATGAGATTAAGAACGGCTTCACCACGGGAAAACATCTGCTGTATGCGTTCGTTTATGACGACACGCGATTGAGGTGTACTTATGAACTCAACTAATGCGATGAAGCGAGTCGAATACGGATATGTTAGCCACACAGAGCAAGTAATTATTGAAGAGCTAACAAGGGAAGAAAAAAGAATGCAAGCTGTGATTTATGTAAGACCAGGGTGCCAGAAATGTAGACATACAATCTTAAAGCTAGAGCAGGTAATGCCGGTGCAAACCATCACAGCAGACGCGGACGACTACGAGCGGTTCCGCAAGCTAGGCTATCGTTCAATGCCAGTAGTAACAGTCTACAAAGCAGACGGCACACACGATGAATGGTGCGACTTGCGGGTTGACAAGATCAAACAATACACGGAGGGATAAACATGCTATTCGATAATGCTAAAGGCCAAAGTAGGCAATTGTCTCACCGTCAGTTGCCTCTACCAGCACCAGTGCTACCAAAAATGGAAGGATCACTGCCAACTCGTGCCAATGCAACTAAGAAATACAAAGACAGTCTGATTGCCGAAGTTAACGAAGCCATTAATCAAGGAATTAATACTACATCCCCAATCTCAGTTGGCGTTTCCAAGTATAATCCAGCAGTCGTTAATGAAGTAATCAGTTTGCTAACGAAATCAGGATGGGATGTTACTGGTATAAACATTAACGGTTCCTATTCGACAATCATATTATCTTAGGAGGAATTACGCATGCTAAAAGTAGTGAAACGGCCAAAGGAATACATTGCAATCAAGGTACCGGAAGATTGCGAAGACGTAGGTAAGTTTGTCAGCAACGAGTTTAAAGAGAATGGTATCCCAATTAGAGTTAACGTTCGCTATGACAACAATGTCGTTACTACGTTTGGAGAAGGAAATGATCAGCATTTTGTGAAACAAGGCGATATGCTTGTAGCTGATTACAGTGAGCCGTTTGGATATGTGGTGCATGCAATGAGTCAGGAAGACTTCGACAAGAAATTCAAGCCGGTTGATGATCCAGTCAAAGGTTTTAGCACTACGATTAACGTTGATACTAAGCCGGTCTTGGATAGACTTAAAGAGATCAAGGCTGAAATGTCTACCAAGATAGAAGGCGTTGAGCTGCCTGCTCGTCCTGGATTCAGTGAGCCATTCATGGCGTATTTAAGAGCACTGACTGACTATCAGCAAAAGCAGGAGCGGTCATCACGGAACGCAAGCACTCCGCATGTTCGTATCGAATTCGATGACATTAATGATGTGCCACATGTTTGGATTGATGGCAAACGTCTTGGCGATGAATATCCGTTGAGAAGAATCAACCTCGAATGGAATACAAATGACGCCTATATCGAGCCTAAGCACTTTCTCATCGATTACTTCGATATGACCAAAGAAGCTGGAGCAGTTGCTGAACAGTATGGCCCTCAAACACAGCAGCGAGGGGTTGGCCAATCTAATGGAGTGGTACGACGCTCAAGCGCGCCAAGATCGGAGGAAGAGTAGCATGTGCAATTTCCTATTAGTGTGGGCAGTAATATACGTGCTGGCCAAGCTATTTGGCTTGATCGCATGGAGTTGGCTGTTAGTATTCATGCCGCTGATTGCTTGGATCATCTGGAACGTATTCCGGATCGGATTGGCAATCGTCATCGGATTGCATGAGGAATAGCACATGCGTGTGAAGGTATGCCGCAAGGCTGGATGCAACAATGTAATCCCGTATGATCAAGCAAACCCATACTGCGCTAAACACGCATCCCTGTATAAGCCTAACCATGCTGATGCCGCAAAGCACGTTAACCGTGACACATCATACTATGACAAGTACAAGCGCGACAAAGAGTCTGCTGCATTCTATAAGTCTAAGATATGGGAACACACCGCACGTGATGCTAAAGCTTATGCCTACTTCACTTGTGCATGTTGTGGCAAGACCTATGACAAGCCTGGCTATCTAGTCACTGATCACATCGTGCCTTTGAGAGTTGACAGAAGCAAGTGCTTAGACCATGACAACCTGTGGGTGCTGTGCAAAGGCTGTCACTATTGGAAGACACAGCTTGAGGACAAGATATATAAATCGCAATCACGAGTAGAAAATCTTGACACTGCGACAAAATGGACACGAGAAAAAATATCAACATGGATTCTCGCTCACAAAAAATAACGGGGGCCCCTATGTAGATCGCAGGGGACCTCACACACCAGTGTCCATTTGCCGCAAAACCAAATTTCAAAAAATTTCGGACTTTTTGAGCCTGAAATCCCGAAATATAGCCGTTTTAGTATAGAAAGGAGGCGTTTTTTGTGCCCGAAAATCACCCAAAATTGTCAATTTTACCCGCAAATTCTGATAAAAGTTGCTCTGATTACAACGATGATATGAAGGACATTCAGATCACACCTCCAGCTCATCTTGATGATGAAGCATCTAAGCTATGGAAAAGTTTGATACCGGAAATTAGGAAATTAGGGTATTTAAAAAAAGTCGATCAACCAGAGCTTGAAATGTATTGCGTCTATTATTCTATGTTTTTGAAATCAGAGGATCTTGTTGCTAATGAGGGAATGTGGCTGCAAGATAAGCTTGGCCAGTCAGCGAAGCGCTCTCCGGGAGCTGTTCAAATGGACTCTTGTGTGAAGAACATGAAGTCGTTAGGACATGATTTAGGTCTTACGTTTGATTCTGGACTACGCCAGATCACTGTTGAAGAGCCAGAAAAGCCTAAGCAAAATAGTCCATTGAAGGAGGTTGGGTTTGGTGCGGACGTTTGATTTTACCGGTGTGCAAGATATTCGCGGCTACGTAAAGCCGTACCAATCAGATTACCAAGGACTGTTTGATAAGTACCATGATCCAGGAACAAAATACGCTTATGACGTGATGTTTACGGATAAGTACATGACTGGTAGAGACGTTCAGCTGGCATGTATTCGGCACTTAAACGATTTGCTTAGAATTGGCAATGATGATTTCCCCTACCAATACAGCTCAGACATGGTCAATGCAATTGAATACTTTTCACGACTGCTGCCCAATCCAGACGATACCTCAAAGAAAATTCAGCCATTCAAATGGCAATCGTTTATCCTTGATAGCTTGATTGGCTGGCGAACCCTGGACAATGGCACCAGATTCACAACTTCCAATATATCTATTGCTCGGCAGCAAGGCAAGACTTGGCTTGCTTCTATCCTGATCAACTTTTATTACTTTGTAGTCTGCTGGAATGCGACATCACAGGACTTGCTAGTGGCCAGCTACGATAGTGAACATGCAACCAAGCTGTTCAATGACGTGTCTTTGCAGGCGAAGACAATTTTATCCCTGCCGGACTTTGCAGATGATGCTAGAGAGCGAGGCGTGGAAGCTCAAACCACGCAAGTTATTGCAAAAAACACTAAGAACACGATCCGAAAAGGTACCTCACAGGGCGGTGGCTTTGATAGTTTCCATAATGCAATCGCTGTTTATGATGAAATTGGTAACTTGAGGCCAGCACTGAATGAAACCTTAAAACAGATTACATCCGGTCAAAATGGCATCAAGAACCGAATGTTTGTCAAGATTTCAACAGCTTATCCTGACATCAAGGTTAAATTTAAGAATGATGAAGACGTAACTAGGGCTGCCATTGAGCATGACGCCGTTCGAGACGCTGACAACGTATTCCAAGTAATTTATTCTCAGGACTCGGAGGATGAGGTATTTGAATCCGAAACATGGGCAAAATCTAATCCTAATTTGATTGAGCTGCCTAAAAGCAAACGCGATAACCTTCAAAATGCCCTTAATCAAGATCGCAACGATAACGAACGTGAGGGAACACTTGAAACCTTCGTAAATAAGTCACTAAATCTGTGGAGCCGTCGCTTCCAGAACAGCTATCTGTCCCTGGACAACATTCAGCGCAGTATTATCGACCATTTTGATGTGAATGGACGTGATGTGTTCATCGGATTTGACGGATCGCAGACAAATGATAATACATCTTTTGGCTTCATTTATCCTTATACCGATCATGACAAACGCATGTTTCATGTTCAGCAGCACAGCTTTATTCCCTTCGCACAGGCAAAAACCATTGAAGCCAAATCGAAACAGGACGGATTAGATTACCTTAAATTGCAAGATGAAGGCTTTGTGGATATTACCAATCTTGCATCAGGCGTAATCAACACCGATCAGGTTTACCAGTGGTTAGTTGATTATGTTAATCAACATAAGCTCAAAGTAAAATTCATCATTGCTGATCCAAACCACGGTGAATGGCTCGAAAAGAAACTGGAGAATTATCAACCGCAGTGGCAATGGTTTCCTTTGCCTCCTACCTCGTTCAAGCTGAATGAGCCTACTAAGGACTTTCAGAATCTGTTTATTAATGGCAACATTTCGATGTTGAACGATCCGCTACTGATTGATGGGCTGAACAACGCTGTGTTGGTAGAAGATCGCGGCGGTTCGGTCAAGATTGACCGTCAAAATCGCACGAGTGATCATATTGATACGACTGATGCGCTTATTAATGCTCATGCGCAGGCAAAATTCTACTTCGAAAACTATCATGATGAGGGATATAACCCGTTGAATGATTTGGACACGCAGGGGAAACGTGACTTTTTCAAGGCAATGTTTGGAGGTGGTAAATAATGGCAAAGATTATTAGCAATTTATTTAGCAATTGGGGCACAGTGATGCTGTTCGTCATTGGCTTAGCACTGATTGCAGTGGCGGCATTCACCTTTAATGTTGTTATTGGTTATCTAGTTGCAGGCTTTGAGCTGTGTTTAGTTGCTTACATTCTAGACAAAGAAAGGGGGTGAAGTTAAATGGGACTTCTAACCCCTAGAAATTTCAACAAACGTAATGCCAAAAATATGGTTTATCCAAGTAATCCTGCGTTTTTCACGACCACGGTTGGCGGCATGCAGCTGTCTTATGTTTCAGCGCTATCTGCTCTGCAGAACACCAATGTCTATAGCGTGATCAATCGTATTGCGAGCGATGTTGCCTCGGCACACTTTAAAACTGAAAATACTGCAACACTGAACCGACTTGAAAGCCCTAGCAGCTTGATAGGCCGGTTTTCTTTTTGGCAAGGTGCGTTGATGCAACTTTGTTTGTCAGGCAACGACTATATCCCGTTAGTTGGGCAGAATCTGGAGCATATTCCTAACTCTGACGTCCAAATTAACTATTTACCAGGCAATATGGGCATTGTTTATACGGTTTTAGAGAGCAATGATCGTCCTCAAATGGTGCTTAGGCAAGACCAAATGCTGCATTTTAGGCTCATGCCTGACCCGCAATATCGATATTTGATTGGTCGATCGCCTTTAGAAAGCTTACAAAACGCCCTTAATTTGGACGATAAAGCCTCGAAAAGTAACATGAGCGCTATGGAAAACCAGATTAATCCTGCCGGAAAGCTTACAATCAGCAACTATTTAAGCGATGGTAAAGACTTAGAATCGGCTCGTGAAGAGTTTGAGAAGGCAAATACCGGTGATAACTCCGGCCGCTTGATGGTTTTACCAGATGGGTTTGATTACACCCAGCTTGAAATGAAGACGGATGTATTTAAGGCCTTGGCTGACAATTCAGCATACTCTGCTGACCAAATCTCCAAGGCCTTTGGTGTACCCAGCGACATTTTGGGTGGTGGCACTTCAACTGAAAGCCAACATTCAAACATTGACCAGATCAAGGCAACATATCTGGCGAACTTAAACTCATATGTAAATCCAATCGTGGATGAGTTGCGTTTGAAGATGAATGCACCTGACCTTGAGCTAGATATTAAAGACATGTTGGATGTTGACGACTCAACACTTATCAATCAGGTATCAAATCTTGCTAAGTCTGGGGTGCTAGGTGCAGAACAAGCACAATTCATACTCACCCGGTCTGGTTTTTTGCCAGATAACTTGCCTGGGTTCGAGCCACTTACTACACAAGTGAAGGGAGGTGATGACAAGTGATTATTCCTGTTAAGGGCTACATTACAAGCGATGATTATGCCCCTATTTATCGTGATTGGTTAGGAATGACTGTAACATCTCCATCCGATATTGTTCAATCACTTCCAAATGACGGGTCTGATGTTGTATTAGAAATCGCGTCAGATGGCGGGGAAGTTGACCCAGCTACAGAAGTATGCAACGCACTGCGTGATTATAAGGGCAATGTAACGGCAAAGATCGTATCAAACGCATACTCTGCTGCAACAATTGTTGCTATGGGGGCCAATAAGGTTCAGATGGCGCCAGGTGCCAAGATGATGATTCATCGAGCATCAAGTGATGCTAGTGGAAACTCTCATGAGATGGATGCTGCTTCTGGCATGCTGCAAACTACCGATAGCGCAATTGCAAGCCTGTACTCTGCAAAGACTGGGAAACCTGCCAATGACTTTTTGGCATTGATGGACAAAGAAACTTGGCTAGACGCTGATCAAGCTGTCGAATTAGGATTGGCAGATGAAAAGCTAGATTTCGATACGCCAATTGTAAATGCGGTGGGCCCAATTATTCCACATCAAGCAGTTCAACGAATTAAGAATCTGAAAGATGAAAATGAAAAGCTACGTAGTCAACTTCCAAAGCAGAACGATCTGCTAAACAAGAAGCTGGCTATTTTTTATGAAAAAAAGGAGGTCCAATAATGGACAAATTACAAACGCTTTTTAATGAAGTTAGTGCCAAGTGTGCCGACCTCAATGCTCAGCTCAACGCCAAGTTGCAAGATGAAAATGCATCTGTGGATGATTTTCAAAAGATCAAGGATGACTTGACCGCTGCCAAGGCACGTCGGGACGCTATTAACGATCAGATTAAGGCACTGGAGGCCGAAAAGCCGGCAGAACCAAAGACTGAGCCCAAAGATGACGGCAGCAAGAAAGGCACTGACCTGTCCAAAAAGCCAATTGACGCCAAGAAGAAAGCTATCAACGACTTCATCCATAGCCATGGCAAGGTGATTGATGCAACCAGTCAAGTTACTTCGACCGAAGCAGGTGTGCTGATTCCGGAAGAAATTATTTATGACCCTACCGCAGAAGTAAATTCGGTTGTGGATCTGTCTACCTTGGTTACCAAGACCCCAGTTACCACTCCCAAGGGCACGTACCCTATTTTGAAACGGGCAACTGATCGTTTTTCAAGCGTGGCAGAATTGGCCGAAAATCCCAAACTTGCTGAGCCTGAGTTCAATAAAGTTGATTGGTCTGTAGGAACATACCGTGGCGCAATCCCTCTGTCTGAGGAAGCTATTGCTGATTCAGCAGTGGACTTGACCGCACTTGTTGGCCAGTCCATTAACGAGAAGTCTGTCAATACTTACAACGCGATGATTGCGCCTGTATTGCAGTCATTCACGGCCAAGAAAACAACCACTGATACTCTGGTAGATAGCCTTAAGCACATCCTTAACGTTGATCTTGATCCAGCATATAGCCGTGCGCTTGTGGTTACTCAGTCTTTGTTCAACACGCTTGACACTTTAAAGGATAAGAACGGCCGCTACTTGCTTCATGACGCCTCCGATTCTATTACTGACGGAACTGCAAAGGGCACAATCCTTGGTGTTCCCGTATATGTTGTTGGTGATACTCTTCTCGGCTCTCTTGCAGGTGATCAAAAAGCATTCGTTGGTGATCTGAAGCGTGGTGTCCTGTTTGCAGACCGCCAGCAAGTCACTCTGGCATGGGAGGACAGCAAGATTTATGGGCGTTATCTTGGTGCCGCATTCCGATTTGGCGTCCAAAAAGCTGATGCCAATGCCGGCTATTTTGTAACCAACACAGATGCTGCATCTGGTCTTGGTAAGTAATACGATTATTGGTCGCCTAAGAAATAAACAATTCGCCGATAATGACGGGCGGCTATTAAGGGAGGGCTGAATATGACAGACAAGTCCCTTGCTGGTCTGGGAGTCACCTCGGAAGACATGCAGCAATACCTTAATCTTGATACCAATGGGGATGCTTCGGTGCTTGCCGATATGATCAGTACCGCAGAAGAAGCAATAATTGGGGCCATCGATGACACGATTGACGTTGGTATATACAGGAAATATCCATTGTTTAACCAAGCTGTACGTGTATTGGTGGACTTCATGTATTACTCACGAGGCACACTATCTGACCAAAGCAAGGCCTATCCACCCAGCTATGCTTACATGATCAACAGTATTCGCTGGAAGATTCAGCGCGATCAAGCAGCAAGGGCTGGTGGGACTGATGGCTAAATTTAAAGTAGCCGATTTCAGCCGCAAGGTTGATCTCGGATCTCCAAAATCACACACGACTGGTGCTGGCCTTAATATCACTAGCTTTGTTCCGGCTTATAGTCTGCATTTCAAACAGCAAAATAGGACACTCACCCAGCAGTACACGCTTGTGGGCACACGTTTGGACAATTCAATCACTATTATAGTCCGTCACGACACTAGAAATGCTAGTCAGAAACAGGCACGCCTTGATGGTATTGTGTATGATATTTCAGACATTAGCCCGGACGACAGTAACGATGCTATTCGTTATGACTATCTGACCTTAGTAAAAACAACTAAGGGGGCATAACCGTGGACATGGATGAGGCACTTGGCCAATGGCTTAAGCAAGTATCAAAGGCCGCACAGCTTTCTATATCTGACCAAGAGAAGATTACCAAGGCTGGTGCTGATGTTTACGCCAAGAAGCTAGCAGAGACCACCAAAGAAAAACACCCAGACACAAAAGGTAGCGGTGGCAAGTATGGGCATCTGAGCAAGGACATTAGTGGTAAAAAAGGCGATATTGACGGTGATCACAATGGTAGCTCAACGGTTGGATTTGGTGATAAGGCATTCGTTGCACGTTTCCTTAATGATGGTACAAAGAAAATTCACGGTGACCATTTTGTTGATAATGCCCGTGACGATGCCAAAGATGCTGTATTTGCAGCCGAGCAAGAGGAATATGAAGCAATTATCGCCAAGTTGAATGGTGGTGGAGACAAATGAGCGCTGTAGATGATGCGGTAACGATGCTTACCCAAGCCAAAATTGCCAATATTGATGCAGTTAAAGGAAACAACTTGCCGCAAGAATTAGTCGATAATCTGAACACAACAGTCGTGCTGATTACTGATGCTGCTGATGATCCTACTGCCCATGGTAACAATGATTTCTGGGCATTAAATCAGGAAGTGGAAGTACAGATTTGGTACTCACAATTGCTCGATTCTGATCCTGAGGCCATTGAGATCGCCATGATGAAGGCTTTTACTCATCAACATTGGCAGGTAGCGGCCGTCAGGCAACGAACATTTGACCCAGACATAAAGCAACTTTTTAACACATTTTATTTCAGTAGAACAAAGAATATTTAGGAGGCATTCAAATGGCAACAGTAGGTTTATATCAAATCCAGCTAGCTTTGGTTGATGCACAACAAAAGTTAATTTCTGGCGCTGATACAGGACTAAGCACAGACGGTATCTATACTGTCGATCACAAGGACTTGGGCACCAAGACGGCCAACATTACTGGTCTGGCAGGTACAATCGCTAAGATCTATGGCAACAACAACGTGCAAGACGTTACCGTTGGTACTTCAGAACCAACAGTGGCTTTGGATATTAACAACTTGGATTACAAAATCAAGCAGCAAATCAAGGGCTTTGTCAGTGATACCAAGGGCGGTTATACGGATGAGAATTTGAAGGCTCATGTGGCCTTGCTTATTACCACTCAAACCATTGATCGGACGCATTTTGTCTATTATGGATTTGGCGATGGCATCATGACCGAAACCGCAGCTAACATTCAGACTGATGCGGCAGCAGAACAACGTGTAGATGACACTTTGACTTACACAGCGCTTTCTACTGTGGCCTTTAAGAATCAGCCATACAAGATTTACAGTGACCTTGATTCTAAGTTTGATAAAGCCAACATGTACAAAGAAGTGTTTGGCGGATACGTATTGTCACCCTCATCATTAGGCAAATAAGCCGGTGCTGACAGACGCAATCTGACACAATTTCATAGCAACAACTGATGAATGGCTCACGAACGTGCGCTATTTTTTATGCTCGAAAGTCGCTTTCTGGTGAACTTGGTGGTGTCCGATTCACCACAGCGACCTTATCAAATACAAAGGATGGTATTACAAATGAAAATTAAAGTTAGCCAACTTAGCAATCGTGTACATGAAGTTAAGACAACCAATCGTAACATGGAAAAGATGTACGACTTACAGTTACTGATGGCCAAGGCTGATGATATTGCCGATATGGAACCGGTAGAAATTATTAAGGTTCAACGCGATATGTTGCATGACTCAATCGATTTCTTGACAACAGTTTTAAATCTGAACAAGCAAGAAACGGAAAAACTTGGGGACCTAGAATTTGCCGACACTATTCAGGCAGTTAATTACACTTTTGAACGCATGATGGGCATGAGTGATGAGGATATTGACTTAGCTGCCAAGAAGCAGGATGCCAGCAAAAGCAAAGATTAATCCAGCCGTAAAAGTTTATGAGCTTGAAAATCAGCTACAGGACTTTAGATGGATGAAAAAGCAAGCAGTCATGTATTTCCACTGGTCAATGCAGGATTTTGATGATGCTGATTATTTTGAAATGTTGGAAATGATGTCCGCCAAGGATAAGAAAGACCGGCCAATTGATCCGGCAATCATGTGGAAGCAATACCAAGAGAAAGGGTGATTAAAGTGGCACAACAAATTAACGCAACAATGAGCACCAAGATTGCCCTTGATCTATTGTCGGCAAGCGAATCCGTCAAATCATTAACAGCGGTTGTTCGCTCGAGTCAAAATGCTTGGAAAGCTCAAGAGGCGGAGATGAAATCCGCTGGTGATGCAGTTGGCGCTGCTCAGGCTAAGTATGACGGCTTGGGTAAGTCCATTGAGTCACAACAGGCTAAGATTGACGCTCTCAAAACCAAGCAAGCTGAGTTGAAGGGCAATACTGCCGATGTTGCTCAACAGTTTTTAAAGTATCAGCAACAAATTGATGGTGCAACTAAGCAACTGGCCAGTATGCAATCTCAGCAAGACCGTGCCAAGCAAGCAATGGACTATCAAAAGTCTGGGTTAGCAGGATTACAGCAAGAGTACACAGCAGCTGCACGTGCCAACCAAGCTTATGTGACTCGCTTAGAGGCTGAAGGCAATCAGCAAGAAGCGAACAAGGCCAAGATGGAAGGCTATAAGTCATCCATTACCAATCTGAATGAGCAGCTGTCTAAACAGTCAGCTGAGTTGGATAAGATTGCCAGTGCTAGTGGCAAGGATTCAGACGCATGGCGTACACAGAAGACGCGGGTTGATGAAACAGCTACCAGTTTAGCAAAAGCTAAGTCTTCTATGACTGGCCTGCAAACTGAAATGGATAAGGCTAACCCATCTGTTTTCAACAGAGTTAAGGAAGCTATATCGGGAACAAACAAGCAAGCCGAAAAGACACCGGGTTTGCTTCACAAAATTGTTGAGGGTGGCTTAATCACCAATGCCATTACGAGCGGCTGGCAACGTCTAAGCTCAAGCATTACTGGCACGGTAAAGTCTGGGCTAGAACTTAACGAGGCCGGAGAAAAGCTGAAAATGACATGGGAGAACATGGGTAAGTCAGCCAATGATATCCAGATTCTTTCCGACCAAATGTCGTATTTACGCAGTGAGACTGGTGCAACCGGTGGCGAAGTCAACAAAATGCAAACCACCGTTGATACCATGACGCATGGTGTCACAAGTAAAACTCTCGTCATTAGTGCTGGTATTGCTAGCATTGCCACTGCTTCGCACAAAGGCGGAGACGGCATGGACGCTTTGTCTAAGGCGATGACGCGAGTCGTTGCTTCAGGTGATTTAACCACAACCAACCTTGCCAAACTTGAAAAGCAGGCTCCTACCTTAGGTGCACAATTAGCCAAAGCTGCCGGAGTCAGTCAGGAGTCATTTGCAAAAATGGTTGCTGACGGGAAAATAAAGTCTGACGACTTCATGAACTTGGTTTATAAAGTTGGGACAACAAGCAGAAGCACATTTGATCAATTTGGAAAAACTAGTGAAGGTGCCCTTGCGCAGCTGTCCGGTAGTTGGACATCAATCAAGGCTAAGATGGCAGCACCACTGCTTAATGTCAAGAATAGTGGCATGCAATCACTTGCTGGAATTTTGACATCATCTGTTGTTCAAAGCGCCGCTACTACACTAGGTAAAGGGCTGGCAACTATTGCTAATTGGGCCAAGAAAGTTCTTGACTATGTTTCCGCACACAAAAAAGATGTTACCGATATTGGTAGTAGCTTGTTGAGCATTGCAAAAACTTTTGGATTAGCTGTCTGGAAAACAATTGCATCTACCATAACTGGACTGGCTAAAGGATTTAATTCTTTAACTGGAAACTCACAAAAATCTGCAAGCCCACTGCATCAGGTAGCAACAGCCCTAAGCAACATTGCCAAGAACAAGAGTGGCATTCAGACACTTGCCAAAACGTTGTTGGGATTATGGGTAACGACAAAAATTGTTAAATTTACAGCTGCAGTTGCTGGTGCTTTAAAAGGCTTAACAGCTCTGAAATCAATCAAAGATTTTGGTGCATTGTCCAAACTTTCTGGGGCTGGTGGACTTGGTGGAGCCACAAAAGTATTAGGCTCGCTGAAGCTTTTGTTAACTGGCCCCGGTGGCATTGTTCTTGCTGTTGCGGCTGCAGGGTTGGCATTCTATGAAGCCTATAAACACATAAAGCCATTTCATGATGCAGTAAACAATGTGGCAAAGACTATTGGTAAAGCTCTAAAACCAGCATTGAAGGCTGTTGTTACTGGTGCGCAATCAATGTGGAAAAGTATTCAACCAATTCTCAATCAGATTGGCAAGCTTTTTAAAACAACTTGGGACTTAGTTGTTAAGGTCATTCAAGTGGCATGGAAAGCGATTAAGCCAATTGTTGACTTGCTTGTTGGCTTAATGAAAGGCAGCTTTGAGCTAATAGCCAAAGTTATTGTTGGCCTGTGGAAGGGCACATGGGGCATCGTTGGGGCGGTACTAAAAGCTGCATGGTCGCTGATAAAAGATGTGCTAGGAACTGGGATCAAAGTTGTTACAGATGTGTTGAAAGTCGGGCTGGATTTGCTTTCGGGTAACTGGGGGAAAGCGTGGTCTGATATAAAACACACTCTGGGTGATGTCTGGAATGGCATGAAAAAGATTGTTGGCGATGTATTCGGCGGTATTCATGGTGTTATCAAATCAGTTTTGGGTGCGATTGGCGATGTTTGGAATAGCGCTTGGTCAGGAATGAAGTCTTTCTTCGGCGGCATATGGGATGGCATTAAACATGCTGCATCAGATGGCATGAATGCTGTTATCAACGTTATTAACGGCGCTATCGGCGGCATCAACTGGGTTTGGAAAAAGTTCACTGGCAAAGACGCCCTGAGAAAACTATCACCTGTTCATTTTGCCACTGGTGGTACTGTCACCCAAAAGATGCATCTTGTCATGGTCAATGATGGTACTGGACCTGATTGGAAAGAACTTTACCAGCTACCAAATGGGCAAATCGGTATGAGTCAACAGCGTAATGCCACAGGACTATTACCAGAAGGCACTCGTGTCTTCAATGGGAAAGAAACTAAAGCCATCATGAATATGGCTGGCGTTGAGCACTATGACTTAGGTGGTGTAATTGGCGGTGTTGGCAAATTCTTTTCTGGTGCTTGGGACAAGTTGGAGGCCGTTGGTGATTGGCTTGCTAACCCAGTCGGGAAAGTAACCGATTTAATCAAGTCAAGTATTAGCGGCATTTCCGGCGGTGTTGAAATGTTTAGCAACTTAGCCGGTGGTGTTATTAGCAAATTGACAGGCAGTGTTGTTGATTGGTTTAAAAAACAACTGACAAAGTTGCAAGACACACTAGGTGCTAATCCCGGTGGGGCAGGCGTGCAACGTTGGAAGCCATATGTTATTCAAGCTTTAAAGGCCAATGGATTTGATGCCTCGGCATACCAAGTTGCTGCATGGATGCGAGTTATCCAGCGTGAATCAAATGGTAATCCTAGGGCCATTAACTTGTGGGATAGCAACGCCAAAAAAGGCATTCCGTCGATGGGACTTGTACAAACCATTGGGCCAACGTTCAATGCGTTTAAGTTTCCCGGCCACAACGATGTTTATAACGGCTATGATGATCTGCTTGCCGGTATTCACTACATGAAGTCCATCTACGGCTCTGGAAGTTCTGCCTTTGCTCGTGTCAGTGGCCCTGAAGGCTATGCCAATGGCGGCTTGATTACACGGCCAATCCATGCGCTTGTTGGCGAAGATGGTCCAGAAACAATCTTGCCGTTAACTAAAACAAGCCGTGCTTGGCAACTATTGGGACAGGCTGTTACCAACATCAATCACAACTTGGGTAATGGTGAGGTTGCTGAAAGCGAAAGCAGCGGTACAGATGATTTGGGAAAGAAGTTGGACAATATTGCTGATCTTCTCACGAAACTTAGCTTTGTTCTGCAAGTTGGTGACGACCAGTTTTATCCAAAAGTTGCACCAAAAGTTAAACAATTCAATGACAGAACAGACAGGTTCAATGCTTATTGGAAAGGAGGAACCGTTTAATTGAAACAAGCAGGCGTGAAAATCACATACGCTGGAATAGATATTACCCAATGGATGTATGTGCAGATGGTCAAACGTGATGTAGGAACTAATCACGTCAACACAATGCAAAAGGTCGGCATCAGCGATGGTCAGATGTTGAAATACATGTCACGGGACGTCAAGACGATTGTGGTAACTGGGATCGTTATGAATGACGATTTGGTACCATTGAGACGTTCCTTGGCCGCTGCTGTTGATGCGGACGAACCACAACAACTAATCTTTGGGGATGAGCCGGATAAATATTATCTAGCCATCGTAGACAGTCAGCCCACCTTCACCGAAGGCTTTCGATCAGGAACAATTTCTATCAGCTTCATCTGTCCCGATGGTGGCATCGCCCACTCGGTAGCCACGAAGACGTTTGACAACACGCCATACAAGGACGTGCCAGTTAATTTTGCCATAGCTTCACATGCCAGTGGATCCAACACGACCTCAAAAGATGCATATCCCATTCATATGCAACTTTCAGAAAATTTGTCAGGGAAGACCATTACTACTGTGGCTAAAGTTATCGTCACCAATTATCAGGGGAAGGTAGATTCCACTAATAGCCTGGGGCCATATATTGATGTTAAAGATGGTCTAAGTACAGGAGTGTGGTTGGGATTAATTAACCGGATTCTCATTACCGGAAATGGCGTTTATACATCATCACCCAGAACAATGACCAAAAATTCGTTAACGGGAACGGCCAATCAGATTGATGTTGAAATGTACAATCTGAATGCCACCATCGAAGTCTGGATTAAGGTTGAAATAGGCACCACAGCTTCTCCGTGGTCGCCTAACCCGGCTGATCCTGAATACTATGCCGACACCATCACGGTACACAATGGTGGGACTTATCCTGTTGAGCCAGTTATTACGGCAACTATGCATGCTGATAACGGCTTTCTAGGATTTGCCAATAGTCAGGGCGGCGTGCTTCAATTTGGCAACCCTGAAGAAATTGATGGCTATACCAGCGAAGAAAGTGAAGTTGCCTTGAATTTGGCAGCCGTTCAAGGATCACACATGGATAATCAAGCGGCTTCGAACAATCTTTACTGGGGAGACAACCCAGCTACGCCAAATGAACAGATTGGCAATGCGATTTGGACACAGGACAGCTATGATGGCTGGAAGGTTGAGCCTAATTGGCCCAGCATTACTGGCGACCACAAGTATTGGAATGGGCCTTCAATCAAACACAACCTTGCTCAGACACATAACGGTAACTTTAAGAGCAATCTGACTTGGGACGTTATGACACGCTTCCAAACTGGTGTCTCAAAGGTCGGTTCACTCGAAACAACCTTAGAAAGTGACGGCAAGCCAATCTTTCAGATGATACTGAAAGACAATAGTGCACTGTCTGACCAAATATGGTGGATGTGTTACTACAAAAATCAGCTAGTCGTCAATGAACAGTTGGATCGCAATATCTTCACTAACGACAAGTTCATTCAGCTGGAATTGCAGAAATTTGGTAATTCGGTTGTTTTTAGAGTGTCACCATGGGTTGGCAATCGAGGACGAGAGACGACTATTACCCGTCAATTCACTTTTGCGGACGCTGCTAGTGTCGAGACTAAGCAATTTTCAGCGTGGTTTATGCGAGACAAGACATGGGGCGAATCGACTATGTATCTGATTGCGTCTACCGTTAAATGGCAGAACGTAAGCTGGTATACAGATATTAAGAATCGCTTCAGCAATGGTGATGTAATTACGGTCGATGTGGCTAATACCAAAACTTATTTCAATGGCAACGAAGATCGTACCTTGCATACATTAGGCAACCAGTGGGACAAGTTTCTTTTGCCACCCGGAGATACCACCATTCAGCTCATGCCATCAAGCTGGGCACAACCATTTGCGTGTGAAGTTGGTTTGAAGGAGGCGTGGCTATAAATGGAATACTATTTCTCAGACCGAAAATTCAACATCATGGGTGTTGCACGTACAACCGGAAAAGGCGAATGGCTGGTTAGCACTGATAGTGAAGTAAAAGCAACTGATGATAGGCCTGCCATTGCCTTGACCTTGACGATTCCATTTAAAACTGAGCAAGAGCAGGCCATTGATGAAATGGCGGCTGAAAACAATTTTGTCTTATATCAGGATGAAGAAGGCAATGGACATCAAATGGTCATTGCCAGTGTTACTCACGATACATTAGCACATATTCATAAAGTCGTTTGCACGGATGCAGGTAACGATCTGATGAATGAAGTGGTGGGTGCCTATACCGCTGACAAAGCCTATACTATCGCTGATTACATCATCAGGTTTACGAATGATTCTGGCTGGGAGATCGGCATTAATGAATTTCCTACAGACGTCAGAACACTTACATGGACAGACGAAGACACTTCACTTAGCCGCATTAAATCAGTCGCAAAAGATTTTGATGCAGTGCTTAGCTTTGGCTTTGTTTTTGTAGGTACGACTGTCGTAAAACGTGTTATCAATATCAGACATGAGGAAACTTCCGACAGTTTAATTTCTTTTGAGATGAACAAAGACATCAACAATATTGTGAAAACAGTTGATATCTACGACATGGAAACCTCAGTTAAGGCCTATGGTGCTACACCTGACGGTTCAAACGATCCAATTAATTTGATTGGGTATAGTTGGACTGATCCAACCGGACAATTTGTACTTGACCAGTACGGATTCTTGCACGACACCATTGCGGTACAGAAATATTCACGTTTGTTAAGCAACAGCAACCCTAACCCAACACAGTCTGACTGGAATCGGGTTAAAATATTTGAGTCAACTACTCAAGCCACGTTATTGCAGGCGGCCCTAGCAGACTTGAAGAAGTATAACCATCCCAATGTTAACTATCAAATTGATTTGGCAAATGCCCCCTATGTGCCATTGAACCAAACGGTACACATTGTTGACGAGAACCAGAATCTATTTCTTTCTGCGAAAGTGTTGTCAGTTGAACGCAGCCGCGCTAGTCATTATACCAAGCTCACTTTGGGAGATTACGCAAATGAGCAGCCTAATTTGTATTCTGCGCTTAAGGATATGGCAGTTAAGATTGAAAATATCCCTAAAACCGTTCAATACTACCCATGGCTCCGCTATGCCGATGATGATCAAGGAACAAATATGAGTGCCTTCCCAAGTGGCAAGAAGTATATGGCAATCGTTTGGTCAAATGAGACATCCGTACCAAGTGACAATCCGGCAGATTACGCCGGCAAGTGGGCATTGATTCAAGGGCCACAAGGCGGTAACGGAAAAGGAAGCTATACTCACGTTGCATACGCTAACAGTATTGATGGTAAAACGGACTTCTCGACTACTAATGGTAATGGGAAAATGTATCTTGGCATATACGTTGACCAGACCCAAGCTAATAGCACAGACCCAACTAAGTACTCGTGGGCGTTGTTCAAAGGCGAACAGGGTCCTCCGGGCATTCCCGGAAGCAAGGATGTGCCATACACTTACATTCAACTTGGCACGCCCGCTAGTCCCAAGAAAGGTGATTTGTGGTGGCACGGGACAACGCTTAACGATGCCACAGCATTGCAATACTACAATGGATCAACTTGGATTGACCAAAGTATCCAGCAAGCGATTCTAAATATTGAAAAACTTGTTGCAATCGAAATTGACAGTGCAACCATTAATTCTCCTGATATTAATGCACCATTCAATCACACTGCTCTTAGCGATGCCAATTTAGGAAAGTTCAGCAGTGGCAACACCAGTATGCAATATGGTCACGTGAATATCACAGGCAATATTGAAAACGATCAAGGTACGGCTGATGGACACACGCTGATTAGCGACTTAGGACCATCAGGATTTATCAGTCGTGAACGAACACCTGACAATTCCGGTGATGTTCAGTATGCTAATTTGCAAGGTGGCAAGCTCAATCTTTCAACATTAATTAGCGCTGAAAATGCAGCCACAAAAAAATATATCCAATCTAAATTCACTTCGGCAGACAACGTGACATTTTTCTACGTCAATACAACCGCGCTAAGCAATATTGATATTGATTACGCATATATTTACTACACGCGACGTGGAAATTTGGTGACCGTCAACTTTCAAATTCACACCATAGCTAATCAGTACAATTATTTGAGGATCGCAGATATTAGACCCGGTTATACACCTCTTTTAACAAACAAAATTGTTGCAAGCTGTTTGAGCTTTTCAGATCCCGGACAATCTACAGCTATGTATTCAAGCACGCCAAGCGGAGGAACGGTCGGTTGGTATAGCAACATTTCCAAAGCATCTGGCAGTTATGGTGGATCTGTTTCTTATCTAACAAAAGACGATTATCCAACGGGCGATTCATTTTTTGCGTAACTGGGAGATGACATTATGAAATTAAAAGTGTGGACAGATAGCAATAATCGGCTGCTTAGTTGGGCATATGCTGATGAAAACAGACCAGTAGGGCCAACCGATGAAGGATTCGAAGTTATTGAAGTGGATAAGGCAGTTGGTTTGTATGAAAACCACGCCAGCATTATTGACGGTCATGTCGTTCCTGATGCTGATTATGACCCAGACGCTGATAGACCTACACCTGAGCCGTCTGCGGCTGACTTAGCAAATGCTGAAACTATGAAGATGGTTGCTAGTCTAACTATGTCAAACTCAGCTTTGATAAAGCAGGTGGCAACATTGACCAAGGAGGCAAAATCGTGAACGCATATAAACCATTAATTATCAGCTACTATCAGCAAGGAATCTACAGCAAGGATGACTTAGCCTTGTTCGTGAGTGTCGGCTGGATTAGCCAAGCAGAAGTAGATGAGCTTGTTAAGCAAGTCGCCAGCAAAAGCTAGCGGCTATTTTTGTGGAATGGAAGTGAGAGAGTGACATTTTTTGGATACACGATTGGTGACTGGGCGGAGTTCATATCAATCATAGGGGTGGGCATAAGTGCGGGCAGCTGGCTGTTCAAAAAGATTGCCTTAGATCCATTGCGTTCTGATATTCAAGTGCTTTCAGAGACGATTAATCGTCAGCTCAAGCTGCACGAACAGTCGTTGGCAGACTTGGGACAACATCTGAGGACACATGATGACGAGCTCGGCAGTCACTCGGTTAGAATCACTCGATTGGAAGACCATGTAGGCATTAAAGGAGATAATGATGATGAATAATTTGACAGAACTTTTGGTATCACTTGCAGTAGCAGCAATCCCAATCATTGGGGCTTGGATCTCAAAACAATTGCTGGCTAACAAGCAGGCACTCACCTTGGTAAAGGTATTAGGCCCATTGGCAAACGCAGCCGTAACTGCGGCAGAACAGCTTGGTGTGACACAGGCGATTGACGGTGCGGTTAAGAAATCGACTGCCATTCAGGCTGTGAAAGACGGATTGAAGTCGCTTGGTTTCACCAGCGCAGACGAGCAGACAATTGCCAACGCAGTTGAGCAATCCTACGCGGATTTGAAAGACAGCCTAGCAGAAACCTATCCACAAAAAACGGTCGATCAGGAAACATCTAATCAAGACAAAGTGGCTGCCGCAGCTCAGGCGGCCGCAGACGCAGTTAAGGCTCAGCTGTCACCATCATCTGTTGCTCCACAGCAATAAGGAGGAAACCATGAAACTAAAAACTAAACTAATCACTTTGGTAGTCGCCTTCTTGGCGGCTATTTCTTTTGCCCTGCCATCGCAGGTCAATGCAGCCAAGGGAAATCAGGGCCCGGATTGGGCGAAGTATCAGGGAGCAAGTGGACGATATGGAACAGATCAAGACAAGTTCGTAATATCTCAGATTGGCGGAACTTACGGTGGTACGTACATCGATCAGTGGACGTATGATAGCCAAATTGCTAGTGCCAAGGTGGCAGGAAAACGTGTGCATAGCTACATCTGGTATGGTGTTGGTGCAAGTAGCCAGTTGGGATTAGAAGCACTTGACCGTTATATGCCTCGTATCAAAGCGCAGACACCAAAGGGAAGCATCGTTGCTTTGGACTACGAAGATGGTGCTTCTGGCAATATGGCAGCTAATACGGATGCCATTTTAGCTGGCATGCGGCGCATTCGTTCAGAAGGCTACACGCCCATGTATTACAGTTACAAGCCATATACATTGGCACACGTCGATTATCAGCGTATTCTGAAAGAATTTCCTAACAGCCTTTGGATTGCTGCTTACCGTGATTATCTACCAACTACCAAACCAGACTACGGTTATTTCCCGAGTATGGATGGGGTAGCTATTTGGCAGTACACGAGCGCATTTGGGGTGTCGCAAGGCCTCGATGGTAACATTGATCTGCTTGGTATCACTGATAATGGCTACTCGAGCCAACCAGAAACCCCGTCAGCACCTGTAACACCGGTGCCAAGCCAGCAAGCGAAATCAAATGCAGCCAGTGATTCCGACTATGCGCAAACTGGTGTTTTCAAGCCTTCCACGACTGTTAACATCCGCACTGGTGCTGGTACAGGATACACGGCAGTTGGCAGCTATGTGCCGGGTGAGAGCCTTGTGTATGATCACGTGTATATCCGTGGCACATATGTTTGGGCGCGTTATCTCAGCTACTCCGGTCGGTATCATTATGTTGCCTTGGGTGTTAACGGCGGTGATAGCTATGGTTCGCGCAGTTCAAATGCGCAAACCTATTCGCACATGTATTATACAGTCCGCTCTGGTGACAGCTTCTGGAGCATTGCCAGCAAGTACGGTATCAGCATGTACACACTGGCAGCCAACAACGGCAAATCAATCTACAGCCTGATCTACCCGGGCGAAAGTCTATACATCAGGTAACAAAAATGCCCTCTGCTCGCTAATGCGGGTGGAGGGCCTATTTTTGTGTTGCAAAAATAATTCCAAAAATAATTTCAAAAAAGGTTGCAATTACTTACATATATGGTACTATATAAATGTAAAGAAAAGCAAAAGGCAAGAAGCCTAGGAGGGCATACATCATGAAAAAAGTTCAGTTCAGCACCCCATACGAAGACCAAGTAGAAGTAACTGTTAATGGCGACAAGTACGGCACTCTAAAGTTCGACCGCGAACAAAATGAATGGGTTCTATGGCCAGTATCTATCGACGATGGTGTCAGCTACTCGGATGATCTAGCAGAGACACAAGAAATAATTACGGACGAAATCCAAAGCTACAATGAAGACTAA